AGTTATGATTTTCCATCTGAGCGAATTAATGAAATTCGAGCAGTAATTCGAGATTTAGATGATAAAATTGAATCTAGTTTAAGCGTAGAATAATCATGTCAATTCTTGGCAAAAGAAAAGGAAGACCACTTTCAAGAATTCAACTTGAGCAAATCCTTAAAAGATTTCAAGTCTTCCTTAAAAGAGAACTTCAGTTAAATTATGACATTCCTGTAGTATTAATTGATGATGCAGATTTTGCAAAACAAATTTCTGCATTTGGGATGATAACAAAGGATAATGCAATTCATTTGAGTATTGTTAATCGACATCCTGTGGATATTATGAGGACTCTTGCATATTACTTTGTTTTTATAAAAGAGCGAGGTAATAGTATAAACTCAACCAAAAGTCGTGAATTAAAATCAAATATGTTATCATTTAATATTATGCAAAAATATCAAAAAATACATCCAGAGTTATTTGATTTAATTTCTGTCAAATAATAGTTAAAATAAATACATAAAATAGTGTAAGATACTCAACTTAAATGAAGAGGTTTTCCGAATTTATACAAGAAGCCAATATTGCAATTTTACAGGCCAAGAGACTGGGATTAGTATCAGATGGTCATGGTGGATTTCATAATCGAAAAACCGGAGAATTTACAGCAAAAAATGTTGGGGGGAAACTAGTTTTTTACAATAAGCGGCAAAGAATGGGTTTACCTGACCCAAAACAATCAGACTTAGATAAAAAACTATCTCACTCAACATATGCTGTAAATGAAAATGAATTGAGGGAAAAATATATTTCTGGACAAATATTTAAAGTTGGTGATGTAGTAGAAAGTACATCAACAAATCAAATTGGTAAGATTATTCGTAGAGGCACTAATTACCTTATTTGTGTAACCGAAGATAATGTAATGTTTAAGTCTTGGCTTAAAGACCTTAAAGAAGTGTATAGTGAAAAAGAGATGAAATCTCAGATGAGAGATAAAACTCACCCAAATACATTAGTTGGAACTGACGGATATTTAAAAAATGTAATAGAAAAGTCTCCAGGGTCATTAGACCATAATTGGAATTTAATTGGGAATAAAAACAAACAATTCATAAATAAGTATAGAAAAAAATAAAGAATTTTAAATTCCCATGACCGATAATATTGTGCAAAAAAATATTCCTACTGAGCATCGTGGACATGCAGCTGGGTCAAATGTTCTAGAAAAAAAAGCATCTCAGCTTGCCTCAGATGTAAAGTATAAGGTGCGTAAACAATTGGGGCCAGATACTAAGTTAAATCCTGCCCAAGTTGCTAGAGCATTTCTTGCTCAATTAGCTAAATCCCCTGCTCCTCCTGCTATTAAAACGTTGGCTAGAAAAAAACTCATGGGGGAGTCATATATTTTTGATATAAAAGATAGAGTAAAAGACTCTCTGGTTGAGACTCTAACCACAGTATTTGTAGACGGTATAGAGGAAGAACCTGTGCCAAATGAATATGAACTATATCTTGAAGCTACGGGTGATAAAAAATATTGGATTATGGTTACTGACAAAAAAACTAGAAATACATATAGGCGCAGAGCAACCCGTGCTAAAATATCTGAACTTCGCGCAAATCCTAACATTTCTAGAGTTGAACTTACAGGATATCACCCAAATGAAAAAGAAGATGAGCAGGGTGTAAGTACAGCAAAAGTTAAATCGGGGAAAGGTTTAGACCCTGTTGGGCAAGAGGATGATGATGTAAATAATGATGGTAAAATTGATAAGACTGATAAGTATCTAAAAAATCGTAGAAATGTTCGCAGTGCGGCCATTAATAGAAATAAATTCACCGAGGAATTTATTGGTGAAGTAAAAGATTCTAACTCTAAAACCAATAAACAAATCAAGGGTAAAGCGAATAATTCTTCACGGATTAAAGTTTTTCCGACTGTTCAAGAGCAGGTTGCACCTTCGGATAATCAATCGGTAGACAAAAATAAAATTTCAACATTACAAAGATTTCAAAAAAGAGAAGAACAATTAAATCGTGAGAAATTAGCTGCTCAGAGGAGTGGTAAGTTACCTGTTGGTTCAGTCCAAATGAATTCATATGAAATAGACGGTGAAGATATCCAAGAAGTATCTCCTCCAGGATTTAAGGGTACAGTTAAAGCCATGAAAAAACATAAAGAAATTGACAACCCATGGGCACTTGCTAATTGGATGAAACAAAAAGGATATAAGAGTCATCGTAAAGCAAGTGGTGCAATGAAGGAATCCAATGAAAGTGGCTGTGAGTCAGGAGGTAAATATCCAAAAGCCGAAAATATCGATTCAAGAGAGATTCCAACTAAAGGTAATCTTGTGAAAAATAAGTTGAGGGCGATGGGACTTAAAATGTCCTATGAGCCAAATGGGGAATTGATTGGAGAGGAAGAAACCGATAGAATGAGGGATGCAAGGCAAATGAGTGGAGGAGTTGGAGCAAATGTTAATTACGATAGACAAGTGAATCCCAAATCAACACCGCAAACTCCAGAAGAACGTAAGGCTTCTATGAAGAAGCATCTAGAGACAAAACGTAAAGCTATGGAACTTGTTCGCCAAGATATAATTAAGAAGTATGGTAAAGATGCATTACTTTAATAAATAAAGTAGGTATATTTAAAGGAGGTCATTATGGGTGCTGTAATTTCTGCAATTAAACCAATTGTTCTTAGTCTTGCCGCTCATCCAGCAGTTAAAAATCTTGTAATTGAATTGCTTGAGAAGTATGTAAAATCTACTGATAATAGTATCGATGATACTATTTTAGGTCTTGTAAAAGAGAACCTCTTTAAGCGTCAAGCATGACCACTTGCCTCATAGTTAATTGGGGTGTAATCACTATTCTATCTGTTTTACTAGCATTCTCCGAGTGGTTAAGTAAAACAGATAGATTTAAAGAAAATGGAGTAATAGATTTCACAATTACTCTATTAAAAACAATGTTACATAAAGGAGACAAAAATTAAAAGTCTCCTTTTTTTATAAATATCAATATAATAAGAAATTTATAGGGTAAGACACATGGCTCTTTGGGGCATCTCTACTAATGCTGAAACTGCAGCAAACAATTATGCGATTCCAAAATATCTAGGAAAATACTCATCTACAGAATCTCAATTTGAGGCAAGAGATAGAACTAGAAGTCCATATGACGCATTTGCCGATAATCGTGGTTGGATTTTTAGACATTATGGCAGCACAATGCACTCTGGACTATCCACTTCATATCATGACGAGATTCTAATTCCAGTTGCTGGTCTGAATACCGCAGGTGCTGGAAGTAGCACTACTGGTCTAGGTCTTGCTACTCCTGTTGCAGTGTTCTTTGAAGACCCAAATCTTGCTTCTCCAATTAGTATTGGTGCTGGTGGAACAACTGGCATTGGCACTGGAAGAACTGGATATGTTCATGTTGTTTGGAATGAAGTCGTTTATTGTGGTGCTGGTGCAACTGTTCTAATTACACCCTCAACTGGTTCTAACATTGTTGCAACTGCCGCTTCTACTGGTGTACCAGTTCAGGTTAATGTCCCCGGAGTTGGTCAAACTGTTGTAACTTTTAATGGCCAAATCACCAATAGAGTTGCATTTGCTTTTACTGCCCCTTCTACTGGAATCAGTACTGTTCTTAGAATCAATACAACTCCCGGTGTTATTGGTATAATTACTGATTCTTCTGGTGGAGCCGGAGTTACAAGTTCTCTAACTGGACTTGTTAAAAATGTTGCTGGTGCTGGAAGTACTGCTGGCGTAGGTATTGGTGTTACCACTCTAACTATTAAAGCGTGATATATGAGATTTGATGAGTTGAATGAGAATAACTATTTGTTATTTGCTATAAAATTCTACGATAACCCACAAGCAGTCACAAAAGATGATTTTGATGATGATTTAAAGCGGATTAAATATATTAAAAGATTATTAAAACGATATAAAAATACAGGTGAATTAAAAATACATTTATTACTAAATCATTTAACTATCCTTTTTAATGTATTTAATGATGCTGCAGTTCCAATATTATTTTATAATTTGGAAGAGGAACTCTGGCCATATATTAAAAGTTTTCTTTTATTCTTAAATCGTTTTCCTGAATACCCTAAAACCCAAATCCATGAAATTCAGGAAGACCAAAACTGCCTCTCACAATTGCAAGCAATCTGATGGACAAACTCGAAAGACTTATTGAGATTATACGTGAGTTGAAAGAGGATATGTCTGCGGGTGGAATGACTACTGGTAGTTCTGGTAATGTCGCAGGATTTAGTTCAGCGGCAAGTCCTCAAGGTCCAACTGCAGGTTATGACCCGGTAATAGGAATGATGAAGCGAAAAGAACCTAAAATTATTGGAAAAGGTAAATATCCAGGTGCTAGAACTCGTTGAAAAAGGGATTAAAGTAAAATGTTTTCACAAGAATCGAAATTAGCGGTACTTGAATCTAAACTTAATATCTATGAAGACCTATCCCGCGAAATGCTATCAAAACTAGAATCAGCGGTGGACAAGATATCAGAAGGAAATTCAAGAATTGCATCGATTCTTGCCAAACATGACGAACGAATTGAACAAAGCATTCGAAATGATGATTTGTTCGTGAAGTTGATTGACGACCTTAAAAGGTTCACAGAAAAAGAATGTGGTGAAATGGACCAAAGATTAGATAAGATAGATGAGTCTGTTAATCTAAGACTAGATAAGGTTGATGAAAAAATTCAAGGACTTTCAAATTTCAAGTGGCAAATTGTTGGAGTTGTTGGACTAGGTGTTGTAATCCTGGGTACAATCAATGCATTTGGTCCGACCCTCTTGACAAATCTCCAAAGACCTGTTAGCATAGAGCACTCGAAATAACCCCCTACACCATGGATTTTGTTGATTCCAAGTATATTGGATTAATTTCATCGCGTCTACAAAAATTTAAACAAGTAAAATCCGACCTATTTAATTTTCGATGTCCAATTTGCGGAGATTCACAGAAGAATAAAAACCGAGCAAGGGGATATTTATATTCAATTAAAAACAATACAAACTTTAAGTGTCATAACTGTGGTATAAGTTTATCATTCAATTCATTCCTAAAGGACGTTGATTCCGTATTACACAAGCAGTATACACTTGAGAAGTTTAAGGATGGACATACAGGTAAAAACTTTGTTGTAGAAGAACCGAAATTTAATTTTAAGAAGCCAATCTTCAAACAACAATTAGACCTACCAAAAGCATCTGAAAATGAGCAATCTAAAACTTATTTGGAGAGTAGAGGATTAAATCCGAATAAGTTTTATTACGCTGAAAACTTCAAAAAATGGACAAATACTCATAAGAAAACTTTCGACACTATTAAGTACGATGAACCTAGAATTATCATACCTCTTTATAACTTTGACAATTCCTTAATTGGATTTCAAGGAAGAGCACTCAATTCAAACTCAGTTAAATATATTACCGTGATGTTGAATGAAGATTCTCCCAAGATTTATGGTTTAAATCGTATTCAAAAAAATCAAACAGTATATGTAACAGAAGGTCCATTTGATAGTGAGTTTATTTCCAACTCAATTGCCATGTGTGGCGCTGACGCCAATCTCGACCAATTTAATTTCAATGACGTTGTTTGGATTTATGATAATGAACCAAGGAATGTAGAAATCATTCGCAGAATTGAAAAGACAATTGACAGAGGGGATAAAGTGGTCATTTGGCCGACCAGTAATTCTTATAAAGACATCAATCTCATGGTAATGGCTGGACTTAACGTCATGAATATGGTAGAATCTGGTACCTACTCAGGTTTAGAAGCAAAAATTAAGTTTAACAACTGGAAAAAAGTATGAGCAACGGAACAAAGGTTATTAAAAGAAACGGTGATACTCAATCACTAGATTTGAATAAACTTCATCTTATGGTTGAAGAAGCATGTAGAGACCTTTCTGGAGTGTCTCCATCTCAGGTTGAAATGACTTCTGGTATTCAACTATATGATGGAATTTCAACCGCAGAAATTCAAGAAATTCTAATAAAATCTGCATCGGATTTGATTAGTCTAGACCACCCTAATTATCAGTTTGTCGCTGCTCGTCTACTACTCTTTTCAATTCGTAAGAGTCTTTATGGGCGTAGAAAAGACTTACCTACTCTCGTAGAGCATATTAATAAACTAATTGAATTGGGTTTTTATGATGCAAAAATTTTAGATGATTACACAGAGGAAGAATTAAACATCGTAGATAAATTTATTGACCACGATAGAGATTTCCTTTTCACTTATGCTGGACTTAGGCAAGCAGCAGATAAGTACCTTGCTCAAGATAGAAGTACAAAGACTGTGTATGAAACTCCGCAGTTTATGTATATGATGATTGCATTGACTTCCTTTGCAAATTATTCAAAAGATATTCGTCTCGATTACGTCAAAAGATTTTATGATGCAGCAAGTCGGCATAAAATTAATGTGCCTACGCCAATTCTTGCTGGAGTTCGTACTCAAAAACATCAATATTCTAGTTGTACACTTTTAGATTGTGGTGATTCATTGGAATCTATCATTGCAACAAATTCTGCAATGATGCGATATGTGTCTAATAAAGCAGGAATTGGTTTGAATGTAGGTAGAATTCGTGGACTTGGTTCCAAAATTCGTAATGGTGAAGTAATTCATACGGGTATTGTACCTTTCATTAAGGCATTTGAGGGCACTCTAAATTCATGCTCCCAAGGGGGGTTGCGTAAAGGTTCTGCTACCTTATTTTTTCCAATTTGGCATCAAGAGATTCGTGAACTAATTGTTCTTAAAAATGAAAAGGGTAATGATGAAAATCGTGCTCGTTCACTGGACTACGCAGTATCAATTTCTAAACTTTTCTATGAACGATTCATCAACAACGAAAAAATTACTCTATTCTCCCCACATGACGTTCCGGGTCTTTATGATGCTTTTGGGTCTGATGAATTTGACGATTTATATGTACGTTATGAACAAGATGACACAATTCCAAAGCAAACTGTTGATGCTCAAGAACTCATTCTTGAAATTCTAAACGAACGTAGTGATACTGGTCGAATTTATATTCTCAATATTGACCATGCAAATTCTCACAGTCCTTATACTAAGTTGGTGAGAATGTCAAATTTGTGCGTTGAGGTAATTTTGTTAACCGACCCCATTGAGCACATTGATGATGCTAATGGTGCAATCGCACTTTGTATCCTATCTGCCATTAATGTGGGACAACTAAAATCAAATAAAGACCTTGAAGAGTACTGTGACATTCTAGTTCGAAAACTTGACGAACTTATTGATATTCAAGAATATCCTGTAAAAGCAGCAGAGATTTCTGCTCGTAAGTATCGACCCCTTGGAATTGGTATTACTGGACTTGCACATTATTTTGCAAGAAATTGTGTAAATTATGAAGACCCTGAAGCAGTAAATCTTGCCCATCGTTTGGGTGAAAGTCTTCAATATTATCTCCTTAAAGCATCCAATCAACTCGCAAGAGAGAAAGGACCATGTGAAGGATTCTGTGATACGAAATACTCTAAGGGTATTCTTCCAATTGATACATATAAAAAATCAATTGATGAATTTTGCTCAGAACCACTTCAACATGATTGGGAATCTCTTCGTCAGGATATCATCAAATATGGACTTCGCAATACCACATTAACTGCTCAGATGCCATGTGAATCATCCTCAGTTTCGGTTAATACTACAAATGGAATTGAACCTCCTCGTGGATACATTACAGTTAAAAGAAAACTTAAGCAAATCGTTCCACAATACACAACTCTTAAGAATAACTACACTCTTCTTTGGGATATGAAATCCAATGAAGGATACTTCAATATTGTTGCAGTACTACAGAAGTTCTTTGACCAATCTATCAGTGCAAACTGGAATTATAATCCAGAGAATTATCCAGATAAAAAAGTTCCTATGAGTGTAATTGTTAAGGATTTTCTTTCAGCATATTCAAAAGGACATAAGACTGCTTATTATATGAACACATATGATGGCAAAAAAGATGACGATGAACTCAACGACCTTATAAACGAACTACTAGAAGATGGAGAAGAAGATTGTGACTCATGTAAACTCTGATATTAAAGGAATGACTGTTTTTAATAAGACCACTTCGGATTATACTCAACAACCAATGTTCTTTGGTACTCCGTTGGGTATTCAACGATACGATGTACATAAGTTTCCAGTATTCAATAAACTCACTCAACAGCAACTGGGTGCCTTCTGGCGTCCAGAGGCATACCCTCTCACTAAAGACCGTGGAGACTATCAAAAACTTCGACCTGAACAAAAGCATATTTTTACTTCAAATCTAAAGTATCAGATTATGCTTGATTCAGTTCAAGGGAGGGGGCCTGGAATGGCATTTATTCCATACTGCTCACTACCTGAACTAGAATCTGCAATGATTTGTTGGGAATTTATGGAGATGATTCATAGTTACTCCTATACTTACATCATTAAAAATGTTTATGCAAATCCATCTGAAGTATTTGATAAGATTATTACAGATGAGAACATTCTAGAGCGAGCAAAGAGTGTCACTGAATCTTATGATGATTATGTTCAATCCGCTCAAAATTATAGTTCATCAAATCTTTGGCAATTCAATCGAGATGGAGTTGACCTTGGAAAGAATGAACTTTATGAAGTCAAGCGAAAACTTTATCGTGCAATTGCAAATGTGAATATTCTAGAGGGTATTCGTTTTTATGTTTCTTTTGCTTGCTCATTTGCTTTTGGTGAACTTCACCTTATGGAGGGGTCGGCAAAGATTATTTCTAAGATTGCTCTAGATGAAAGACTACACCTTACATTGACTCAGAACATTCTAACAAAATGGAAAACGGGTGCTGATGACCCGGACATGAAGAAAATTGCTCAAGAAGAAGAACCATGGGTTTATAAGATGTTCGAGAATGTGGTCGATGAAGAACGAAAGTGGGCACAATATCTTTTCAAAGATGGTTCTATGATTGGATTGAATGATAAACTTCTTTGTAATTATGTTGAATGGATTGCGAACCGCCGAATGAAAGCAATTGGACTTAAACCTCTTTATGACATTCCTGCAAACAATAATCCTCTACCGTGGACTGAAGAATGGTTAAATAGTAAAAATGTTCAGAACCCTCCACAAGAAGAAGCACTGGAATCTTATGTAATTGGTGGAATTTCTCAGGACATGAAGACCGATGCATTTGCAAACTTCAAACTATGAATCCTAAAATACTCAAACAAGACTCAAATTATGATGAATGGTGTGAACAAGAAATTCTAAACGCATATAAACGAGCAGCAGAATCTGATGAGTTCTTGTTTGGTGATTATGATTACAATAAAGAGTGGATGATTTCTGAGGGTCCTTGAGGCCCTCTTTTTTTATAAATAAATTTAGACTAAAAACATACAATAAAAAGATGTCAAGACTTACTGGAACTGATGCTCTAGGTTTAATGGAGGCATATCAAGCAGTATATGCTCCTAAAGAACTCACAGAGGAACAAGTATGGGAAGAAGTTGAATCTTGGGTCAATTCACTTGTAGAAGAAGGTTATGACCTTAGTGATTATACTTGGGATGATCTTTATGAGTATTATGTGAGTGAGGCGAATCGTGGTGATGAGTACGCTACTAGAGGTATGACACCTTTTGATGCAAGACTAAAAAAACAAAAGCGTAGAAATGCATCTCTTGATTCTGGGGATACGCATAAAGGTGCGCCAAGACTTTCAAAAGGTCAAAAAGAAGAAATTAGAAAACATAATACTATGGCAGGGGATGAAGTTGCCCGTCAAACAACATTGATGAGGCAAAGATATACTAAAAATAAAAGGGGGTTGAGGTCTGAACAAGTAGAACTCTACGATATTATCTTCTCTCATCTTCTCGATGAGGGTTATGCCGCTACTGAAGATGGTGCGCTTGCAATCATGTCTAACATGAGTGAAGATTGGATTCAGAGTATTGTTGAGGCAACCGGCGTTATTCGTGCTGATGTAAGAGATCCAAGAACAAGAACTGTTGCAATCACTGCTGGTGGAAGAGTTCCTCCTGGCGAGCAACTCATTGGAAATATTATGAATAGAGTAGGATCAGCACTTAGAGGGTATAATCCCAGAGCAATTGAAGTTCGTCGTCCTGCTGGACCTGGAAAAGGGTCTTTATCTTCTAGAAATGTACCTAAACCCACAGGTGGTACTGGAGGATCTAGTGGACGTACTTCAACTAATTATGGTAGAGGGTTCTGATATTTAAATGGAATAATATAAAGAGGGTCTAACCGACCCTCTTTTTTATAAATAAAAGAAAACTAAAAAATAAAAATGTCTAACCTTACTGGAAATGATATTCATGATCTAAATGAAGCATACAAACAAATATATTCTGAACTTGAATATGATCAACTTGATGAGGTTTGGTGGAATCCTTCAACATGGCTTGGTCCAAGTCCTCAACAAAAAGCAGAAGAAAGAGCAAGCCTTCAACAAGCACAAACTGCCTCTAGGGAAGGACGTGATAGTACGGTTGGTAGAGCACATCAACTACCAAATAGCGGAACGAGATATACTGTTCATCTTGATACTAATAGAGGTCAAGTGTTTCGTCGTAGAGAAGGACAAGTTGCACAACTTGGTGGAAGAAGAGTAAAATGGGAAGTAGATGATAAAGGTCAAGGTAAATGGGTACCAGATCAACCAGAATTTAAACCCAATTTACAATATCTTGGTACAACAGGTGGTAGAACAGTTCGCATTAATCCAAATAAAGATGATATGGGAAGACCTATACAATCTACAGCACCTTCAACTAGATCAACAGCGCAACCCACTTCACAAGGTCGCCCTACTACATCTAGACCAGCAGTAACAACAACTAGACCTACTACAAGTCCAACATCTAGACCAACAATCCCATCATATGCTGGTGTCACAAATGTTAGACCAGTTGGAACCCCTATCCCAACGAATATGGTTAGACCAGTTGCTAGTGCGCCAACTCAAGGATCTGAAGTATCTATACAAAGACCAGTAAATAGGTTAATGACTGGAATGCCAACAGTACCTTCAATGGCAGCACCTGTTGGTGGACCTAAACTGAGTCCAAGAGCGCAAGCACTTAGATCAGGTGGACCTCAAGGTAGTGCAAGATCAAGAGTTCTCAACCAATCTTTTGATCCATTTGACGTTGTAATGGGATATTTAATCGATGAAGGTTATGCTGACAGTGAAGATTCAGCAGTAATTATTATGAGTAATATGAGTGAGGATTGGGTTCAGAGTATTATCGAACATAAGTACATTTGAATATCTATTTCTAAGTCTGTTTATTAGAGAGTCTAACCGACTCTCTTTTTTCATAAATATCTAAAAAGTATTAATAGAAATGAAGACGTTTAGTCAGTTCTTACAGGAAGCATATTTAAGTGAAGAACTACCCGCTGGAATGAGTAGAGATGAATTTAATCGACTACCTGCAGAAACAAGGAGAAGATTAACTGGAAGTCAGTCTGGAATTGGACGACAGGGGGAAACTTTACGACCAGATCAAACTCCTTTAGCAGTTAGAGGTGCAAGAAGGTCCGGGAATGTTTCACCCGAAGCATGGACTCATAGGAATCCTGGTAAATTGCCAATACCAAATCCACCAAGTACTCCACCATCAAGTACTCCACCTAGAACAAGTCCAAATAGAATTCAAAGACTTGGAACTGGTGCTCTCAGATTAGGTGGAATAACAGCAGCAGATATGGCAGCAGATACTGCTATATCAAATATTAAAGATCCAACTACTAGATCAAATGTTCAAACTGTAAAAGATTTTGCAACATTTGCATCTACTCCTGTTATTTCTACATTAAATATTGCAGGATCTTCTGCTCCTTCAGGGAAAAGAGATGTTGGTCCATATAGTGTGACAAGAAGGGTAGACACATCTGCCCCAGGATCGGGATTTAAAGAATTTTTAGCTACTGGTAAAGGAAATTCGAAATATACTTATAATGATCCATCTGAAAAAATAATGGCATATAGGAGAGACCGTGTTGGAAGTGGTAGGCCAGAGGATAGACCATTTAGAGTTGGTGCAGCAAGATTAGGTGGTCAAATTGTTCCAGTGAAATGGGGGGTTGTAGCAGGTGAAAAAAGAGTTGGTACCCCTGCTCAAGCAGCATCAACTCAAGCAACTCAACAATCTAGAGAGATTGCATCGAAAGCAAAAATCTATGGTGCCACTAAAGGATCTGCCATTACTGGTACTGGTGGTCCAACGTCAATTAATCAACAAAAAGGTACTATTACATCAGGAGGAAGAACTGCAAAACTTTCATCAACTCAATTAGTTAGAGATCCTAAAACGGGTAAGCAAGTAGTTGGTGACCTAGCATATCGAGGTGGTAAACCAGTTTATCTAGCAAGACCTTCAATTGCATCAAGGGATACCAATTTGTTCTCAAGACTTTCTAGGGCAACTGGCATTGGCGGTCAAAGGGAAAGGGATGTTGCTGCAGCAAAACGTGAATATAGAACAGCACTCAAAAATACTCAAAGATTTCAAAGTGGAATGGGACTTACCCCACAAAAAGCAAAGTCACTAGGATTACCTGGTCGTTGATAAACTCTACAATTACTAAATACTAATAAAAGATAAAGTAAAATGAGTCATTCAAATTATATGTCAATCTCTGAGGCATATTCTTCTATTTACGAAGACACCACACAACAAGACTTTTTAGAATTGGTTGATCAATTAGTAGAAGAGGGTTATGACTTAAGTGATTATACTTATGATGAACTTTATGAGGGTTATCTTAGTGAGGGTGGATTAGGTTCAATCTTAAAAGGTGCAGTTCCAATTTTAAAAAATCTTGCTGGTCGCACATATAGAGCGGGTCGAGGTGCTGCTAGAACCGCTTGGAGAGGGACAACAAAAACAACCCCTAAGGGCGATAAAGTCATTCCAGGTGCTAAAGAAACCACAAAACAAATGTTAGCAAAAGTTGGGGGTGTAGCACCGTGGGTAGCATTAGGTCTTGGATTAGATCAATATCTAACTGGAGGTAAGGGTAGAGAATTAGCAGGATCAGGTATCGAAACCATTAGAAATTTAGCAAGTGGAACTAAGTCTCTACCATCACCACCAACTGCAGCACCTAGTACACCACCTCAATCACAACCACAAAGAACATTAAGAATTGTAGGTGGTAAAGTAGTTGGATACAATGAATCTTATGACTCATTTGATGTGATTAAAGATCATCTCATCTCTGAAGGTTATGCTGAAACAGAAGAAGCAGCACTTGCAATTATGACAAATATGAGTGAAGAGTGGAAGCAGTGTATTATTGATGAAACATTTGCATCTAAAGAAACTATTTCAAAATTAGTGAGTCAAAAACCAACTAAACCCACTAAACCTAATAAGGTTACTTTTGGTACATCAGGGCGTGGACCATCACCTATAATTAATTGATAATATAAATTGAGGGTCTAACCAACCCTCTTTTTTTATAAATATCTAAAAACCATAGATTTCAATGTATAAACTTGTAGAAGGTAGAGATTTTGCACTTAAAGGTGGAGTACCAGGATTTATCTATAAAGATGCTAAAGGTAAATCACAATGGTTACCAATTGATACAGAAACATTCCCTAAGGAAGAATTAAATAAACTTCTTAAAGATTATCAAACAAGAAGTGGTGAAGAGAAAATTCAAAGTGAAATTAAAATTCGTGAACGGCAACAATCTCAACCACCAGCAAAACCTGAAACACCTTCTAATGCCCCTGCGGCGCCCTCAACTCCATCACAACCTACAAGACCTCCAACGTCTTCTACAACCCCCTCTGCGCCTCCTACAAGACCCCCTGCGACCCCTCAAAGACCTCCTACGACTCCATCAGTCTCAGATCAAATCAGATCGGGTCTAGAGCGTTATAAACAGCAAGTAAAGTCTGGTGATGTTAAAGGTGCGGAAGAAACTGGAAAATCTACTTGGGCACTAGCGAATCCAAAACTTGCTGCTGCCGCTGCTGAAAGAGAGCGAACTCGTGGAACTGCTCAGAGTGATAATCCACTGTTGGATAAAATGGGACTCAGAAGTGGAATGCGAGCAGGATCACCTACTGTCCAATCACCTACATTACAAAAAGATCTTGGAAATCTTTCTCCAAGTTATACTAGATTAACTCAGAATCCTAATGCTGGTATTACTCCAGCACCTAGACCAGTATCAACTCAACCAACATCAACTCAACCTAGTAAAAGTGATATCACCTCAGCAATACAGTCTGCTGGAACTTCTGCTCAAAATAAAATTAAATCCGTCACTCCAAGTAATTTCATGACCACAACAGATTTAAGATCCAATCAAAGAATTCCAAATACCGATATGCAAAAAATACAATCTGCTGGTACTGCCGCTCAGAACGCATTAAAAAATATTAGAACTCTTCGTGCTCACTATGAGTATGAACCTTATGACATCGTTTTAGAGTATTTAATGTCTAAAGGTCATGCTGAGGATCTCAATGAAGCAAACTACATTATGTTAGAAATGGATGATTCTTCAATTACTAATATTCTAGAGGAATATCAAAATTATCTACTTGCTGAAGAAATTTCAGAATGGGTTGATGTTCTTGTTGAACAAGGTCATGATCTTTCCGATTATACATGGGATGAAATTGTTGAGTATTATATGAATGAAACCAAATGAAGAATTTAAACTGAAAATAGAAAACTAAGATTAATGCAGAAGAATCTTGGGAAGTGAGATTATTGTAGCATACTCAGAGGGGCTTGACAAGTCCCTCAAAAATGAGTAGAGTTGGTTTGTCGGTTTTGAAGAACGTGTATTAAAGCTTTTAAAGTACTTTAAGTAATCTTAGAAGACTTAAGAACCAGTCCATAGATTCTATCTGATTCAGACATATAATAAGTACCACCAATATTCGTATTGTAATACTCTTCATTCATCAATACATTACGAGTAAATTGTTCATAAGTTTCATAATAACTCATAGATTTCTTATGAGGACAAAGATAGAGTATTTCTCTAAGAAACTTATCTT